TCAGAACGTCGGGACGAAGGCTGTTCCGAATTGGGATGCCGCTCTGGTGGCTCCGGTCGCTCTCCGCGAGGCTGCTGGTGACGGACGTGGTCGCGTTGCTGGACTAGGAGAGAAACCGACTCAGCTTCCTGCTGACAAGCCTGGTTTTGACAGGCGGTAGTCATGCGCGACCATCCACCACTTACAATCGGGTCGTTCAGAGGGACGTTCGACCGTGGCGAGGACGATACTTGCCCGATCGGATTCTTCCGTTCGTCTCAAAACATCCGATTCGTCAAGGGTGGGGTGACTTCTCGCTTCGGGACGACTAAGGACATCGACATCGGTGACGTTCGACGCTGCACGGTCTACAAGAGGATAGGTGAAGCTCAGAGGCTACTGATTCTAGATGGTCAAGGAAACCTCTATGACTCAGTGAATCTAGCTACTCCTATCCTCTCCATCGTTGCGATGACAGATTTCTCATCCGTGACGATGTTCAATCGGGCCTACATTACTCCTCATAACAGTATCACTGGACTACCAGGAGAGAAGGTCTATGTCTACGAAGGCTCTGGCACGGCTCGACCTGCTGCTGGTATTGGACCTAGTGCTTCTCTTGTTGCTACTAATTCTGCTCAGGTAGGGCATGTAGAGCTGGGGACGCATGTCTTTGGTGTAGCTTTCGAGACCAATACAGGATTCATCACAAAGATTGGTGGATTCGCCTCACTAGCTTGTGTTGGTGGCAAGAAGGTCGATCTGAGCGGGATTCAGATTGGTGATCCCGACGTTGTTGCGCGCTTCATATTCTCCACGAAGATCATAGCCAACTTCCAGGGTGACTTCGAGAATCAGACCTACTACTACGTGGAGCGCATACCGGACAACGTCACTACGACCCGCACGGTAGATTTCTATGACGCATCCCTACAGGACGAAGCATCTTATCTGCTTGAGGCCGCTGATACCATCCCTGCTGGTGTGGGTATCGGTGAGTATCGCAGTAAGCTGATAGTCTGGGGTGAGGATGCGAATCCGGCGATTGTCAGAGTCTCTCAGTCAGGACAGCCAGAAGTCTTCAATCTGGTTGAGGGATTCATCACTGTCAAGCCTGGTATCGGTGGGGGTGTAAGGAACGCCTTTGAGCATCGGAATCAGCTAGTGATGCTCAAGGCTCAACACGCCTTTACTTCCATCGACAACGGGGAACCTGCTGCGTTCTGGGAAGTCGGCTCTGTTGACATGAGTGTAGGAACTGAGTGTCATGGAGTTGGCCGATCACTAGACTTCGGTGAGAACGTAAAGGACCTAGTTTTCGTCGCAGATCGTGGTGGCTTGAAGGTTTATAATGGAACCTTCACAGTAGACGACTTGACCTTCAATGTAGATGATATCTGGAGTCGCATCACAAAGACGGCCTTCAATCAGGTTGAGCTTGTGATCGATCCCATCGAGTCTCGCATCTATGTTGCTATTCCACTTGATGGTGCGACTAGGCCAACCCATGTTCTCTACGCCGATTGCTCAGAGGGGCTAGACCACGATTCGATTCGTTGGGATCTTTGGGCCTTCCCGACTAAGCCTACGTCCATTGTAGTCGATGTGGTCCAGAACAAGACTGTTTTCAAGTATGGCTCCATTGATGGTGGAGTCTATATGATTGATGAGGGCTCGAAGCTCGACGATGGTCAGGCTATTGATCATTGGATTGAGTTCCCTCATCTGCCTTCCAGTGAGGAGCTTGTAGACCAGACCTACCACTATACGGGTGCGCGTATGCGGATTCGTGGTGTTGGGAATCTGATCATCACTCTGCGAGGCTTGGATGAAGTAGACAATCTTGTTCCTCAATCACCGCTGCTTCAGGAACTACCGGGCAAAACCCTCTTTCAGGGCTGGAACTTCACGAGCGAGAGATGCTCCTGTAAGCTGCGACTCAACGTGGCTAACAACTGGTTCATCTTGACCAAGATTACCTTCTTTGTCTCGCTTGTTTGGGAGGATAGGGGCTAATGGTCACTTCCTCCCAGATGGAGTTTGAGTCTCTCATACAGGGACTCCAGAGGGTAGACCCTCGACTCTATCAGGCTCTCATGCTGCTGAACAAGCAGATGAGTGAGCTTACACAAGCTGTCAATCCTCTAATCATCGAGTCTACTCTTGGTGCTGCTGGAATCTCCAATCTTCCTGCACCAGCCGATTTCACTATCTCCTCTACTGGTAGGACGGTGAAGCTAGAGTGGAGTGATGTAGTCGGAGCTACTCAGTATGAGGTCAGGAAAGGGACGGATTGGAATACAGCTAACTTTCAGCTGAGGATTTCTGGACTACAAGCGAACATCGATCCTCTACCTTATGGCAATCATACCTATCTTATCAAGACTCTGGATTCAAGTGGTGCCTACTCAGTCGATGCTACGGCTGCGACTTTCGATGTAACTCAGATTGGGGCGCCTAGCGTTTCAGCTTCAGTCATCGACAACAACGTCCTACTCAATTGGAGCGCGCCGCCGAGCATCTTTGCGATAGATCACTACATCATTCGTAAGGATGGTGGATTTGTAGGGAACATTAACTCTACCTTTACTACTGTCTCTGAGAGCGTAGCTGGAGTCTACGATTATTCAGTGGCAGCAGTAGACGTAGCAGGTAATGAGGGAATCGAGGCGAGCGTCACGGTCGAGGTCAAGTCTCCACCTGACTTCAACCTACAGGACAATCGAACTAGCGACCTCAACGGCACACGCGTAAACTGCATCAGGACTGATCTTCCTAGCCTCATCTGTCTGTGGGAACCTGAGACATGGGAAGAACACTACCTCACTAACTCATGGTTGGATATTCAGGACCAGCTTGATGCCGGCTATCCAATCTACATCCAGCCGACGGCCGTAACTGGTTCGTATGAGGAAGTGGTTGACTATGGGCTGAACTTCAACAACGTCATCGTGTCGATCATATGGAATACCAATCAGATTACAACCTCCACAGTCAACATCATTGTGAGGATGGCTGTATCTGATGATGGTATTACATATACTCCCTTCACAGACGGTGCAGTTCAGTTCTTTGCTACTTTCAGATACCTCAAGTTCAGGCTGGAGTTCACAGCTGAGGACGACAAGGCGATCATCGAGATTTACAACCTTACGATTCGGTTGGACGTCAAGAGGGAGAACGATGGTGGTGAGGTAGAAGCACTAGCATCTGATGTCGGTGGAACGGTGGTATTCTTCAACAAGGACTTCAAGGATGTTGAGAGTATCACCTGCACAGTCAAGTCGGTGACTGAGCCATACATCGTCATCTTTGACTTCCTAGATGCTCCTGACCCTACATCGTTCTCCGTCTACGTTTTCGATACGACTGGAAATCGAGTCTCCAAGACCGTCGAGTGGAAGGCACGAGGGATAGTCTAGTGTGGCAGCGTTGGAATCAGTCAACCCATATCTTCGAGAAATCGGATGATAATGGGGCTATCTGGGTTCCTCTGCCTTTGTCTAGTGCGATTCTTACTGAGGGGATAGTTAATCCGGATAGACTTGGGAGTGGTACTCCTGATCTAACTAAGTTCCTCAGAGGTGATAGCACTTGGCAGCTTCTATCATCGATATCTCCTGCTGTTCCAGATGCATCGGAGACAGTCAAGGGCATTATCGAACTTGCAACTGCGGCAGAGGTTATAGCCTCCGCAGATGCAGTTAGGGCCATAACACCGGCAACTCATGCTCCGTGGGCTAATTACACACCTGTCTGGTCATGGACAGGTGGAGCCGTATCATTAGGAAATGGTACTCTCACTGGACGCTGGTGCAGAATTGGGAAGTTGGTCCACTTCAAGATTTACTGGACTGCTGGTAGTACGACTACTTTTGGGACTGGGACAGGCGGTTGGGAGTTTACGCTACCGATAGCTACAGTAACCACATTCATCGGGGTAGTTAGATTTGTGGATGTGACTCCCTTTGCAGGACGTCTTGGTGTTTGTTGGAATGGTGGTGCTGGAGTAACACCGTTTGCTCTAACGACTGGTTTCGTGACAGCATCAGTCAATGCCATATCACCACATACGTGGGCGGTCAATGATAGCATAGTTATTGAGGGCACCTATGAGGGTGCGTAAAGGGGAATGACCAAAATGACTGACAGACCTGAGGCTCCAATCGCTGGTGAACCGACTGCTACGTTCTGTATCTCAAGGAGCGAATCATTCGAGGCTCCACACAAACCTGGGTCGTTCTGCACATACTACCCGAGGGGTCAAAAGGAAACGATTCTCTCAATCCAGCCAGACGGCTCAAAGGGAGTCCGATTCGTGAACGAGGCTGCGGCATGGGAGACATGGACTCCAAGCAAAGATGGCAACCGCGCTGTGTTTGCTGAGTGTGTTGAATACTACGCTATCCCTCTGGTGGACTGAGGAGACAACATGAGCCTCCTGATGCTCGACTCCTCAACACTCAGTAAGCCTGTTCTCCCATTCAGGGCAAACGGGCACTTCTTCGTGACGGATGAAGGGCCGATCTTCGTCAATGCCATCTCGGACTTCCTTCTTTTCGAGAAGTTCATCAAGGAAAGTAGCATTGAACACCTGATTGCAGATCGGGCTGGCTTCGATGAGCACCGTGTTCTCCTGACCTACAAGGGGACCCTCGGTGATTTCGATGGTCGGTCCTACAAGAATCAGCTTCGGGACTTTGTTTCATACCTTCTATCGCATGGTCGTCGAGTAGAACTGACTTGCTGGGCGGACACGTTGAGAATCGAGACTGATAACTCAAAGCAACTCGATTGGGTCAAGGAAGTTTATGACCTAGTTGGGGATATGCCGAACGCGAGCATCGAAGGCGTGAACGAAGATGGAGTTCACGACAATGAGGCCCCTGGTCTCCGTGTTCCCTCTCCGATTCCTGGACTATGCTCGCACGGTGCTGCACGAGAGGCTGACAAAGAAACTCCAAACTATAACTGGGGGACAGCACAGCCTGTCTGGAGAGTTGCTGTTGTCCATCCACCGCGCGACTCAGAGTGGTGTCGTAAGGTTGGTCACAACACGATGGAAGTTGCCAATTATTACGATGCCCCTGCGCGCGCGAACGAGATTGCACGGCCCGATCAGTATGGCTTCTCTCTCATGGAAGCCTTCGATGCTGGTGCCGGAGCCAAGATGTTCATAGCTTCTGCGACATTCCACGGCGCTGATTGTCGCGACTCGAAGCTCATGAACTCACAAGAGAAGGCGTGCGCCGATGCATGGCGTAGGGGCGTCGCTGCTATCCCGATCGAGTATCGGTTGGGAGAGTATGCAAATGCACCATCATCCCGCGCGCCTATTGAACACAAGGATGAGTGGGCTATCTCTACTCACTCAAAGATCCTCGGCAACACGGCTTATAGCATCGTGAGCAAGAGGAACTCGAAGTGGGAAGCAGTCTCGAAGGGAGATTGGCACGTCGTCAGCGTCAACGAAGGCGTCGTCTACTCGGAGAAGTAACATGAAGTCTGGGATCAATGCGGGATTCGGTGAGCTATTAGGCAAGGACAATCTGGATGAACTCCAGTTGCTCGGAGCCTATCTAGTTCGCACGTCTGCCGCATTGACCATCAGTGAGTACGACCTAGACGCCTTGCTACAGGAGTTTGTTGGACGTCCGTTCGTGCCACTGATCATCTTGGCATCTGATATCGGGCTTCCACCTCACATCACAGCTGATGATATGGCAGGCTTGTCGGTGAGAGTAGTGGACTCGGCTATCAGGGTAGGTCTACAGGACTACTGGCTTGAGTGTGGTAACGAGCCTGATTTGGGCTGGAGTGAGAGGAAGCCTCAGTTGGCAGCCGATTGTGTCAGAGAGGTTTATAGAGCAGTAAAGGCTGCCGGATCTCCTGCTACCATCATTAGTGGTGGAGTCTCGACTACAGATAAACGTGGTCGCGACTATCTCAAAGCGATGTCGTGGAAATCTTTACCTCTTGATGTTCTCGTAGGTGTCCATCGCTATGCGCCTCATATGGAAGTAGATCGTCCTTTCAGTGGTTTTGACAATAGAGAGGAAGAAGTAACTGCCATACGAGAGATCGTCGGTAGGCGTCAACTCGCGCATACTGAGGGTGGATATCACACAGTCAAAATCGGGGGCGGTTTCTGGTTCTGGAAGTGGAGTACTCAACTCAACAATTTTCAGGCGGCAGACTCTCTTCGTAAGGAGCTAGATTTCTGGCTTCAACAGGATGCAGCCTGCTGCTGTGTCTATCAGTGGAATGATGGCCCTGACCCGACGAATACTGCCGATAGGTTTGGCTTGCGCGAGAGTGTTGGACAAACGTGGAAGCCGCAAGCCTACGCAGTTCAGAGTTGGATTGAACATCACTAGGAGCAACCGTGTCTGAAACCGATGAACTCTATCGCACTATCGGTGAGCTTTTCGTATCTCGTGGTCAGGTGCTAGTTCAGAATCGGGCGTTGCTCATCCAGGCCGACGAGATGAGCAGGGAGATAGAACGACTGAGACGGGAGCTTCAAGATGCCACTGACGATCACGATAGAACTATCAGACCTGATGCTTGAAGCTGCTGCTGATGAGGCAGAGCCGGGTCAGACTTCTGAGCAGGTCATCCGCTCTCAGATTCAGGAGCGCGTGCTCGGCCCTATCGTTGAGCGTCGCATCATCAGGCTGAAGCAGGAGTATCTCAATCTCCCAATCGGAAACGTCCCACACGACGAGATGAACGAGTTTGTCGACGAAGTGAAGCAGGTCTTGTCGGAGCACACCAATGGCTGATTGGACAAAACCGACAATACTGAGCCAATACGACCTCTTCGTCGATGAGGTCAAGGCTCGTGATATCGATGTGGCGAATATGTTTCTCGCTACACCGACTGCTCCACTCGTCGGCTTCATCAGATACAACAGGACGACGGACATCTTCGAGGAGTGGGACGGTGGAGCTTGGCAGCCCATCATCATCGGTGTTACAGGTGGAGGAACTGGCGCGGGGTCGACTGGTGGAATCATCTCCAGCCTCGGCCTCGGAACCATGTCAGTTCAGAACCACAATGCCGTCAACATCATCGGTGGGACGATTGGAACATCGGTAAACATCGACGCGACTCGGATAACTAGCAACCTTGTCCCTGCTGCTAGACTTGGGGATGGAACTCCTAGCTCAGCCAAGTATCTGGCAGGGGACCAGACCTGGGTAGATTTCCCTGCTGGTGAGACTCCACTAGTCGGCATGATTGTCGCATGGATGCTTGCGACTCCACCGGCTAAGTGGTTGACTCTGAATGGACAGGCCGTAAGTCGGGTCACATACAATGCCCTATTTGCGATATGGGGTGTGTCGTTCGGTGCGGGTGACGGCTCGACAACTTTCAACGTGCCCGATTTCAGGGGTCGATTCCCTCTAGGTCAAGCCGCTGCTGGAACAGGTAGTGGAGCACTAGGCACGACATTCGGTGCGATGGATCATACTCATACTGGTCCATCTCATACACACACGATTCCGAATCACACTCACGGTGCTGGTTCCTACACGACTGGCTCCCACAATCATGGTGGTTCGACTGGCACCGTGAACGTAAGTGGGACGACGAGTTCTCATGGTGGTCATACTCATGGATTCGATGGATCTGTGAGTGGGACGACGACGAACGAGAGCACAAGCACATTCAACGTAGATGCCGGTTCAAGTGGATTCATGGCACGTGGGAATCATACCCATGATTTCACCAAGAGCTTCTCAGGGACAACGGATTCTGGCGGATCTCACTCGCATACATTCAGTGGAAGTGGGACAGGCTCTATTTCGAGCTCCACTCTGCCGGTCTCGGGAACATCTGCATCGGATGGAGCAGGCAATACA